ATGGAGCGAGTGATGAGAATTGATTGAGCATGGTTCTACCCATGACAGCACGTTACAAGACCGCTATTTTACTGCATATACGTGCATAGAATGATTACGAAAATTTAAAAAGTTGACCAAAAAGTTGACCAGCAAAATATAATATTTGCCGTAACCTTTTGGTCAACCTTTTATTTATTTTTTGCTTTATTAATAGCCTCTTGCATTGCATTTCTGATTACTTCAGCTTGACTTATACCGAGTTTTTGACATGCTTCACGAAATGCTAAAACAAATTCATTTTTGTATGTGGCAGATACTCTCATCATGTTTTCTGCTCGCCAGTTTGCATTATATTCTTTCTGATTAAAATCGCCGTTACTTGTTTTTGGCATATTATTGATCCTTTCTATTTCTGAGAAGCAAAACCGTTACAATACTTGCAGTAAAAATAGCAACTATGATATAAATAGGCATACTTGATATTTAATGAAAAACAAATATAATTTAATAAAGGAGAGGGGCTTTCGCCCCTGGTTGGTATCACCTGGTAATCCACCAAGTAATGAGCCCAGCAATAACTCCTGATACGACACCGACGAGGAAATCACGACCAAGTTTTTTCAGCTCATCGGTTTTTATTTTGTTTTTCATCTTACCTCCTTTCTACATTTATATAATAACATATTGACGGCACTATGTAAAGTGTTTTTTTTATAAATTAATAAAAAAATCCATAACACATTTACTATAAATATTTTTAGTAAATATATTGACGAATACTATAAATAATGATAGTATATAGATGTAAAAAGAAAGGCATTAAAAATCATGACAAAGATGACATATAAACAAGAAAAATATATCGAAAGCCTAATCAGTAAGAAACAAGAAGAATCTCCAGAATTAATTTACGAATATTATCAGAACAAACAATTCATGACAATGCAACAGGCAAGTAACATGATCCAATCATTACTTGAATGGGCGGATAAAACTGACGACCAATTAGAAGATAAGAAAATCAGCGCACAGGTGTATTACATCGTATCTCATAAGAAGACTAAGAAGTGGGCTGAAAAATACAACGCAATTAGAAATGCGCTACATATCAACTTAACAAAGGAAATCGTTTTCTAAAGGAGGAAAAAATGGAAAAGATTAATCTAATTGAAATGGTCCAAGAAGTATTAGACAGCAGCGAAACTGCGTATTCCCTCAGCAAGAAGTCCGGAATTTCCGAACAGTTAATCGGAAAATATCGCAATGGCGTTACTTCTGTAGGAAATATGACAATTGAGAACGCGCAGAAATTGATAAGTATAGACCTGGCTGAACCTGAAAGAAAAGATGGTGACCGCGTGTTTGCTTCTCTTCTCGCTGCTCCAGTTATCCAACGCTTTGGATATGACGCAGACTTTATCTGCAGAAATCGTCTATCGCTTAAATGGGGCGAATACACACCATTTTTGGATTACTTTCTGGCAAGCTTCGACGATATGAACAATATCTCGATTATTATGCGCTTTGAAGATACAGAAGACACAGAGACCTTCGAAGAAATTTTATAAAAACAAAAATAGCCTACCCTCGCAATGAGAGTAGGCTTTATAACTATTTTAGAAAATCATCGTTTTTCAATCTTGATTGATAAGTGTCTTTTATCAAACGTGTAGCTTCAGTAATTACACCGTTTTTAAGATGGTTGTCTTCAACATACTGCTCATAGGCATCACATTTCGAAACAATAAAACGAAATTGCTCTTTTGAATGCACGATTCCACGGCTGCATTCATTTGCAAAAACCAAAATAGTATTTCGAATATCATCCACTCTGTGTGCAGTATCTGTTGCAATATGGTCATCTAGTTTTTTATCTAGTGCATCTATCTTTTGATTGACATTGTGATTGATGCAATCACCCGCCCATTTCAAAATTTTATCCCAAGGGTTTATCTTAATCGGTACAATCTGAATAAAGACTGAACCTGCAAATACGAATGTGATAAAAGCACTTACTAAATCTTTTATTTCAATCAATGCGAATAGATCTTTCATAGGAACGATATCATCACCTATCTAACACGGATTGTTGTACCTGGATAGATTAAATCCGGAGTATCAATTCCGTTAATCTCTGCTAACCACTGCCAAGAGACACCATGTGCAGCCCCAATTCCTGATAGCGTATCGCCATCCTGAATGGTGTAGTACGCTTCATCACCTGTATTAGCAACTGGCTCACCATTGATTACAATTTCTTGTCCAGCGTAGATTTTATTAGGATCAGCAATTCCATTGATTTCTGCTAAGCGTTGATAAGTAGTTCCAAACTTAGCAGCAATTCCTGATAGAGTATCACCATATTGAGCAACATAGACGTTAGATGATGTTGCTGCTGGTGATTGTGCAGGTGACGGAACATATTCTGTTGGTCTATCTGCTGATGCGCCAATGCGATAGATTGATGGGTCTACAAAGATAACATTCTCGTCTAGTGTTCCATAATTAGACGTATATTGCTGGATAGTACCGTAAGCTGATGTATCTACTGTATGGCTTCCATCGTTATTTCCCCAAGCCGCTACCCACTTGTCATAATCGTCACATTCTGGAGCTAAATAACCTAACCAAGAAAGTGATGTATAGATGCCTGTATAGTATCCTGCAGCTGCAACAACATCGCAGAATGCACGTGACATAGGTGCAATATTATCGTGTGTAATATATACACCGTTATTTACTTTGTAATGGTCGGCATCTTCCATGTCTAGCCAAGCCCCTAAACCAATATCTACTCCATTGATAATAGATACAAATCTTTGAGCTTCTTCAATAGCTTGTGAAACATTAAGCGCATATGAGTAGAAATATACACCGATTGTGATTCCTAAACGTTGGCACTCTGAAACATGTCGTCTGAATGAATAGTCTTCACGACTTGCTACGCCAGCGCGTAAGATGGCATATTTACCTGCATACGGTGTAAAGTCAAAATCCGGTTGATGTTCACTAACATCCGGCACATTATAAATTCTCATTTAATTTCCTCCTAGTTTAGTTCTGTTTTGGTGCGTTTAAGCGTGTAAATAAGTCGTTAACAAAGTTAGCCCCGCGAGCTGTAATAATGCCAGTCAAAACAGAACCTAAGAAAGGCACTGCCAACGGCATGCCAACTAATGGAAATAAATCCGCTCCTGTTGCCAAGCAAATAAGAACTGAAACTCCAAGAGAGCCAACAACATTTGGGTCAACCTTATTTGCAGAATAAACACGCTTAACATTCTCCCAAATTGCTTCGACTAATACTGCGATAATAACTAACTGTGATAATGCATTCATTTTATTTTTCCTCTTTCTTTCTATCTAAAAAGCGAACACTGTTTCCAGCATTCGCTTAATAGCAATATTTATTTTTCTTTGTAATAATCCCAAGTTGAGCCAAAGCCCGGCTCATTGCCCTTGTTATTATTGATGTTGGATATAAATACAATTCCACGCGCGATAACTAAGTCACCTTTTGAATAGGTTGTTTTCTCATTCCAAGGCTTTATTTCTTGCTTTTTCTTCAGCATGTTTTCGTACAGTTTTTCTGATACATCAGGCGTTTTCGCTTCCTCTGCTGTAACGTCTAATATAACGCTATACGGCACGTTTTTATAAGATACCCTTTGCCCTTTTTTGTACCGTGTTCCAGCTGCCCAAACATTCAGAAATGATATGTACTTCTTTACAACTTCAACGCTTGCCGTCTGTAAGCAATCATTGACTAATGGCTTCACATCATTAAAGTTTTTAGCATCAATGTCTTTTTGTGGTACATCAGACAAAATAAAAGAGATAGTATAACTATCATCACTTTTAGAAAACGTCATTGGCTCAGTGTACATTTTGTGTGTGATGTTCTCGTCATCAAAACTTATTTCATGTATAACACCAACTTCAAAACTATCAATTAGTGGCTTTAGGTTTTCAAACACCTTACGTTGAAATGTAACAACGCTTTTATTGCCACTTGGGATTTCAGTAAATTTTAAACCATCTATAAGCATTATTTCCCTTTCTATGCAGACTTAACAAACAGTCCACTAACAACAACTTTACTTTTTGGTGTTATATCACTTGGTGCAGACCAGTTATATACGTGTGTCATAATTGCATTAGCACTTACATTCTTTATTGTTGTTATACACCATGTAACAGTGTGTGCATCATAGAAGCAAAGTAATTTATATCCTGCAGGAATGGTGTAAGGAACACTTATATATGCAGCCTGTTGCCCTTTTATTGCTTGAACGTCAGCCGTAAATTCTTTCACGATAAACGTATCATCACCGCCAATTACTAAGCCGCCTTTTGCATATGTTCTGCCAAGTGTTGAGGTGTCACCCTCGTTATAAATTCCACATGGATTGCTTCCGTTTTTTCGTACCCAAAGCATGTGGACACTGGTTGTAAGTTTGCCAAGAATCATTGCCCACAAATTACCTGTTAGCACATATGATTTTTCGGTTGATTGGCCATAGCTATCTGCAATTGTTAACGTTAAGTTGTAATTCTTATCATATGAATACCCATTAATTCGTTGGTGTAACGAAAACTCGTTACCAGATAGCTGCCCATTTGCATTCGCACTATGGCCGTCATCATCCTTTACAGTGAACGAAAGAACATTATTTTCACCATTGTAAAATGTTC